TCCACCAAGTCCCTTAATCCGAGAACTGGCACAAATATTCAAATAATCAATGTAAATCGCATCGGCCGAAAAGTTTTTCTTCATTCTCAACTCATCAAGAAGAGCACGAAAGTGACCTACATGAGCAGATGCAGTTGGATACTCTTTGATAATCAACTTCCCCTGAGTTTTCTCACGGATCTTTGAAACTTTATCTTTGAAGATTTCTTTGGGAAGAGTTTCAATCTGATCAATCTGAACATCCAGAAGATTTGCATCAATTCGTTCTGCGATCTTCTCCTCTGCCATCTCTAAAGTTATGTAGAGAACATTCTTACCCTGTCGAAGATTATCGGCAGCAAAGTGACACATCGCCAAACTTTTGCCCACCCCTGTTCCGGCAAGAACAATATTCAATGTCTTCCTTGATACTCCACCCTTTGTAATGGTGTTCAGAAGTTCAATATCAAATGGAAGCTTGTCTTCCCGTAGATGATAGTAATCATATCTCTCATCAACATTCTCAAGATAATCATGACCAACATTTGAGTCAAATGAAACGGCAAGGGCCTTCGAAAGTATGTCGGGTATAGCACCTGCGGAATATTTTTTATCCTTTCCATCGATGATAGAAATAGATTTAATGATCGCAATAGTAACCGATCTTTCTTTGCACCACTCTTCGGTTTTCGTCAACAACCAATCTAGGTCACAAATTTCTCCTTCATCGAGTGACTGTATGCAAGCAAGAATATCATTTGCATCATTTCGATTTATTACCGAAGAAGTTTGAAACTCAACCTCCAGAACGGCGACATTTGGAATCTTGTTGAACTTTTCAATAAATCCAAGAATTAATTCATAAACGGGTTTATTTTCGTTTTGGAAATATTCGGATTTTACATGGGGGATAACTTTTCTACAAAAGTTCTCATCCTCAATTATTTTTTGAAGAATTATTTTTTGGAGTTCTTTCACAGCCAGATTCTTTTTATTCCCACCAGCAGAGTCACTCGAAGTAATCTACACTCTCCTCTAGGATTCCAACAAGAATATCACCGACGTATTGTTTGAACTCATCGTTGTTCTCGACTTCTTCGGCGGTTTTGCCAAGTATTGGCGGAACTGTCTCGACTATGAAATCGAAGGATAATGTTGCTTTACCATCTTTTTCTTCTGGTTCCTCCATCTTGATTTTCCCAAACGAAAATATGACTCCTTGGTAGGGTCCTTCTTCGACTATTTTTATTGAAGTATAGTCCTCATCTGCTTTTTCTACATATACAATTTTATTTTTATTTTTCATTATATTATTCATCCTTTGTTAAAAGTAATACTTCCGCGAGCAAACATTCCCAGACAGAATGCGGCTAACCAGTTTGGCCAACTATATTCAATTTGCATAGAAAAGAGTGTGTTAAGACTCCATATTAGGACAATTGGACCAACGACCCATAAAATTAATAGTGCAATGACTAATAGTAGTGTTTTGAACGCAATTTTCATTTTTCGTTAATTTCTTCTTGTAGTATATTTTTAGTTGGAATTTTAAATCTCTTTTCAATATAAGATTCAAAATCTGTTTTCTCAAAAATATTTTTCCAAAATTCGTGATTCATCGTTTGTGCAACGCGAAGATTTTGGCTAAGTTCTTCACCAGTTTCAGGAACTACTGCCTGATACCAACCGTTCTTTGGTTTTCTCACATGACCCGACTCCAACGCCACATCCAGAAGACCTGACCACTTTTGAATACCGCCGTCCCAAGAGACAGAGATGGGGATCTTGGACTTTTCGCGAACGAATCGAGATTTTTCAACATTGATAATGAAATGGTATCCTTTAAGTTCGGTTCCCTTCTTATCCTGTTGACGACCGATAATCCATACATTATCTGCGGAATACATGACTCCAGTTCCACCCGAAACGATTGCTTTGGGGAACATCCCCAGTTCCATATAGGTATGATTGACTGCAAGAAGAGGAACATCCCTCATGGTCAACTGTGGCGTAATCATGCGAAATAACCCCTTGAGTGCTTTAGCACGAGTCATATCAGCAACAGACTTTTCATTCAAGGCATCATCAAGTTCTTTCTTTGATGCAATATTCCCCACGGAATCGATGATGATGATCACCTTATCGGATCGTTTGATCTCACTGAGTTGGTTCACCATATCAAATTTTAATTCCTCTACATTTGTTATGGGAGTATGAAGAACCTGACTGGTATCAATGCCGAATGACTGAAAGTACGATTGTGGTGATCCGAACTCCGAGTCATAAAAAAGAAGAACTGAATCCTCGTGTTTTTTCAGATACGATGCTGCCATCAAAAGGGCAAAAGATGTTTTAAAATGTTTTGATGGACCGGCCAGAACGGTAAGTCCTGATGAGATACCGCCGGACATAGAACCTGAAAGTGCCACATTAATCATTGGCACCGAAGTCGGTGTTTGTTCCTTCTCAGAGAAAAATTTGGATTCCGATAGAATATCCGAAGCCGCAATCCGAGAAGATTTTTTAAGTTTTTTAAGTAATGACATATTATTTATTTACCCTCTTATATTACCACAATATGTGGTGTTTGTAAAGGAAAAAATTTAATTCACAACAGAATGATTGATAAAGATTCTTTTCTCTCTTTCTGTTAGATTTGTATTATAACCATACAATCGAGAATCATCAAAGGATATACATCTTTTTTTATCAAGCTTACCCATCACATTATGATTTCCTGTTTTGTACTTTAATATTGTCTGTTTGTCCACACATATAAACTTATTTCTTTTTCGATTAGTCCAAACCATAATAAATGGTAGTGGTCTTTTAAGAAATTTCATTTTTCGATCAAGGAAACTTACGTGCCTATAGTATGGTGGCCAATCATCATCCCAAGGGACCATCATTTCCAAATCAAATGTAATTCCCACCTCACCGTTAATTTTTATTCCAAGATCTACACCATAGGAACCAAATGGTTTTGAGACATATTCTTCACCCAAATTATTTTCACCATTATTATTTCGGCGACATTGTATAAAATTAATAAATGCTTCGATATCTCTATCATCATCATATCTGTCGGATCTATCTGATATATTTTTACTATAATCTCCGATGTCAGTTCGGTTTACATATTCACTTAAATTCATAATCTCTTTCCTTTCCGATGTTCGTTCATTTCATAGCAATCGCAGCGACAAAGAGATGGTTTTGCCAAAAAGTTTGTATTTTATCAGATTTAAATCCTGCATGGTTTAACATCTCAACCAATTCTGTCCAAGTGTTGGGTTTTAACATATGCCTGAGAGTTTTTTCCTTATCCAAAATATCCTTATCTTCAAAAGATTTTCTTTTGTGATCGTAAAAAGTAAAATTGATCATATCCTGAATTCGTGAATCAGAAGAAATAGTTTTTTCAGAGAAGATGAAGGCTCCACCACAAACCAGACTATCATAAATTTTCTTCAAAATTCCTACTCGTTCAGACGGTGGCATAAACTGTAAGGTAAAAAGAGAAGTGATTAGAGAACAACTAGTTTCTATAAACTCAAAGTCTCTTATATCCTTGTTATAGAATTTAACAGAACCCAATTCTTTTTGTGTGATCTCTACCTCACTGCTCTCCATGTCTCCAATAAATCCAGTTGCATATTCAACTCCAACATAACGAGCCCTCGGAGCAAATGAATGATTCTGTTCCATCATTGCCTTAATAGTCTTTCCGGTTGAACAACCAATATCCAGAACTATTTTGTTTGGGTCGTTTTCAACAAAGTATTGAGAGAGGTTTACAACATCATCGTGAAGGTTTCTGTATCCACGTATAGAATCTTCGATGTGATTGTCAAATCCTTCATCTCTGTGTGCAAAGGTAAAATCTGGTTGATGATTATCTTTCATTGTAGTATATTTTTATAATATTTTCATAAATTGACTCGGCTATCTTTTGCATCATCAACGGAGGAACTGACCTTCCCAAGCGTTCAGCTCGTTGATTCCATTTTCCGGTTAATTTGAAATCATCTGGAAAAGACTGAATACGTTTCAATTCTCCTAAGGTCAACTTTCTTGGTTCGCTCCAATGAAATGCACCGGCCGTTGTATCGGCACTACCCATTGCTGTTATGGTTGGGGCAGGAACTTCCAAAGAAACTCGCTTCAGGTTGAAGTGATGCCCTTTTGGGTGATAATCGCCTCCGGTGAGAACCTTTGGAGGAAAGTTTTCCATCTTCGATCCTGTATTTTTCCAATAGGCCGTTTTCGAGAATTTCTTTGTCAAGTATTTTACTTCTTCTTCATCATATTCCAGACCAACAAGAACATCCTTGAGAGGAATGACATCTTTGCTCGGAGTAGGAAAAACATGACCAATTGTCATAAAATTCAAACCTACCTTATCCATAACATCGTTACGAATCGCAATAAAGATAACACGAGTTCTTGTCTGCGAAACACCAAAGTAACGAGAGTCCAGAACTTCATAAGAAGGCGAATATCCAATCTCTTCGAAGGTATTGAGAATCCGTTTAAGGTATCCTTTGGCTTCACCAACAGTTAATCCTTTGACATTCTCCGCAACAATTACCTTTGGTTGAATATCTTTTGCGACTCGAATAAACTCAAAGAAAAGATCTTCGATATTTTCCACCATTTTACCATCAGAATAATTTTTAGTTTGTCCCCAACCATCAGAGTGACTACCGCCCGATGAATGTGAAAGTCTTCCAGCGACCGAAAAGGCAGAACATGGAGGAGAACCATCAAGAATATCAAGTTCTCCCTTCTTCAATCCAACCAGATCCAGAAAATCGGAACCTTTCAGTTCTTTGATATCGCCTGGAAGAATCGGAGTATTGGGATAGTTTTGTGCATAGGTATTTTGAGCCTCTTCAACAAACTCATTAATGCAAAGGATATTTCCACCTGCAAGTCTATAACCTGTAGAAGAACCGCCTCCCCCCGCAAAAGTAGATATTACATTAAATTTATTTTGTTTGGATGCCCTGATGACATCCTCTAAACTGTATGGTTTGTACATTATTTTCTAAATTCTTTTTTAAGGGCATTACTATACCATAGCTTTGGGTTTTTGTCAACAACATTTTTATACTGTTGTTTTATACCCATTCCATCTTGAAATGCAAGTTTATTCCTTTCAATCATCGCGAGGTGTATACCATGAAAAACGTATCATAGAAAGAATATTTTCATGGTAATGTGTGAGATCATGAGAGTTTTGAGTAAGGTCTGGAATGCTCTGACGACTTCATCATTCGGTCCAATCTTATACCCGATCGGATATCATACAGGCTTGACACCCGATCGGATATGAGCAAACACCCCGGCGAGTTTGCTTTCTGTCAGACCGCGTTTTTTGGCCCGGCGACCAACACGGTCACAGAACCTTACAACCTGTCCCGACAATCTTTCGTAGTCTTGCACTGACAACATGACTACGACATCACGATTATAACGCTGAATCACGACCGGTTCACGCAGAGCGGCGTCGATAACTTTTCCC